CTAGTTTTATATTAGGAAATCCGGAAAACCTGTTAAAATTGTTAATGTACGGGCCGGATGCATACGTACATGATTATGGAAAGAAAATTGCCGCCATTGTGGCTGCTGGTAGAATATAATCATAAATAAAACTACCAGCCACAGCAGCAAAAACGACTAAACCAGTACCACCAATAATTCTGGTTGCCTGCTTTAGTTGTGTTTGTTGCTATTTTCTAGGATCAAATTGTCTCATGATTGGAGTGACTTTTTGTATGGCGTTTGCCTGATCTAATTCATGTTGTTTAAGCGGCATTGGTGGTTTTGAAAAACTCATTACTGAGCTTGATGCACTTGGTCGAATTTCAACGGTGATAAAAGTTTCAATTGAAATACTATTACTTTGTGTTGTGGACAAACCGCTCAATATAACACCAGTACCATCAAAATCATTATCAAATAAATTGATGCATGATGAAGGTGTGTTGTTAGTCACTGCACTCATCATAAGATTTGTTGCTGCAACACCACTTGATAAGATTGTATTGTTTAAATTTGTTAATCCATGATTCATATTATTCCAAACGCAAGATTTGTAAGTTGGTGAATTATGTTTTAGATATAAATCTAATGGTTTTACCATATCATGTGTTGTCACCGCAGACTGTGGTAATGTAGTTGTTAAATCACCTTCAGCATAATAAAAGGGTATACCTGTTGGACAAGAGACTGGAGTACCATCACTTCTTGGTAAAACGAGCGCATCTAAACCTGGTTGTGGTGCTGTTACCACATTAGTTTTGGTTGTTGCCTCATTAATTGTGATGTTGTTGGTGAATGCTTGTATCATACCGCTTCTGAACATTGGTGCAGTGATGTTTGTTATTCGGAATCTGATACCAACAATTCTTGCAGTAGCAGCATTGTAAACATCAGCAGAGAAATTACCTGAAAAAACAGGTGTAGCAATAGTGCCATCTAATTTACCACCAGGGCAAAATTTTTGCATAGAACGTGCACAGCCAAGAGGGTAATACCAACCACCACCACCACCGTTGCCATTAGCAGATGCAGTTATTGGTGCTATACCATTAATAAATAAACCTGTAGTGTTGGGTGTATGCAGTAGTATTGGTGAAGGTAACCATGGGTTTAATTGTAAATACATGATATTACCAGTGTAGCTGATTGTGTCAGATTGATATAACGATGTAACAATATGTTGACCATTACATCCGTCTGGTATACCACAGCACATGTCACGTGCAGATATACGGCACATGGAAAATTCACTTATTCTTTTTGCCACCATGATATTATTTTTGGCATTGCTGCGTATGCTGTTACAACTCCTGCTGTTATTTTTGTTTTTCTGTTTTTCAGAATTTCCTTTGTGCTTTGGCTTATTTCTGCTGCTGCTAGGGTTATTGATATGATTGCAATTGCGATTAATATTATTGTTTTTATTAGACTTTGCATTATTCATGTTAATTATTGTATTTTAAGTTTCCTTGAAGTTATTTTATTTTTTATTAAATTATGTTTTATTTATTGTATGGAGGAAATTTTTTTGAGATTTAGTTAGAATTTGCTATTTTGATTACATCAGCATAATGTAGGGTTCTATTTAATAATGGTAATTTTTCTATTTGATGATATTTTGTAGTTGAAAGTTGGTTTAAGTAATTATAAATATATTCAATTTCAGGTACACTAATGCAAATATCTGTTGTCTCATAATGCAATTTGCATAAATTCATACCTGTGACAAAATGCATATTATTGCGTACACACTTTATAGATTCAAGAATATTAACTCTTGATTCTTCCCATTGTTCAGCATTTTCATATCTCTTACATAAATTCTTTGTGACTCTTCTCAAAACATCTGGAAAGAAACCGTGTGGTGTTATGATATTAGCAATAAATTCACTCACAACTTGTTCTTTTAACTTGAATTGATAGCCATAGTATGATGATGCAATTAATTTACCTATCTTCTTTTCGACTAATTTAGTTGATCTGCTTGTCATATCATCACCTTTAAATGCAATATATAAAATTTCACCAAATTTAATAAATGCACCTACTGCTGCCATATTCAATAATGTGTTACTACATAATGTTAATGGTTGTCCTGAATGTTGGCAAAATTTATTTTTGAGTGTTGTTGACCCGTTTCTACTCATATATTGTAATGTCCAGCTTGAGCGCACTTTATGATATAATTCTTTTAAATTAGATGGCATGTTAACTGTATTAAACAATGTTAGTTCTAATTTTAACATTGATTCACCATGTGTTGTGTCCATCTCAGTGAAATCATTGTCACCATTCTTAAATTTTTTATTACCAAATTCTGGACCGTATTTTTCAAAGAAGACTGACAATTCAAGATCAGAACGATTGTATGCAATTAAAACATTGTCATTCACTGATAAGCATACTTTTTCTTGTAAACAACGACAATAACCACTAAGTAATACATTAACAATTTTAGTCCAAGATGCCACACCTTGACCTGCTTTAAATTGATTATCTTTACCGTGTTCAATTAAATGTTTATGTTGTTTTTTCATGATAAAACCCACTAATTGTGTTGATGTTTCGAACCATTCTTTTTCTAAATCCTGTTTTGCTTTTATTTTCGTGTTAAATTGTTGTAAAAATTTTTCACAATTATCATCCATTGTTTTACTGTAATCTTCATTTTTTTCGATTGCTAATGTTGACCATGCTTTGTAAAATGGATCATCACCATTATTCACTTTCTTTTGTAGTTGAATAAGATATTCATTCGTGTGATATCTCAAATCATCTAATGTTGTTTTATGTGATGTGAATTTTTCTTCGTTTATAAATTTAAATAAACCTTTATATAATTTTTCTGAATGTTCTTTTTGTTTAACTTCTTTGCTGTATCTTTTAATTAGTGTTTGCAATGTTTTAAATTGATCCTTGCTATGATCTTCTCTAGTAAATGATTGATTCGATAGTGCATAACCTTTGCTTTCAACATCAATAGCAGCAAAGTGTTCATTTGAAATTTTCATTCTAGTTGATATTGGTGGTAATATCTTAGCTTGAATTGCTACATCTTGAGCAATTGGATTACATCTTGCAATTGTCCTGCATAATATTTGATCAATATTCGATGAATCAATTTTACTTTTATCTACTTCAATACGTTCAACTGCTGGATCAATTGTTGTTTTGATTGTTTTGATAATAGTTGTATCATTTGTTGGATTATTTGACATAGATGTTGCATTTTCTATAGGTGTGTTTAATATTGATTCGAAAATTTGTAATTCTGAACTATCACCATACAATATTAATCGATTACTTGCACGACTAATTGCAACGTACAAATATTTAATTCTTTCTCTTTGTTCAATTGTTGTTATATCTTTACAATGTACTATAACATTTGGTATTGTCAATGATTGTGATTCATGTGCTGTTATTATTTTGAATCCTCTCCTAGTATTTTCAGTTTTAAATTTTTTAGAAAAGCAAATATGCATGTCATCATCATTAAATTTTTTCTCATCATTAGTTTTGATCAGACCTTTTGTTTTGTTGATTGTTTTAATACCTGGGATGTATTTTTGTAACATTACAGCAACCTCTGGTAAAATACGTTTGCTAACTAATTTATAATGGTCATTAGTATAATTGTAATCACAATTATGTTTTTCATAAGTATGTATTTGAAAAGGATCACCAAATACAAATAACTCGATGTTATGGTATGAACAAACTGCCGCAATATAACTTAATGTGTCAACGGACATAGCATAAACTTCATCAATTATTAATGCATCCATTTTTGGTTTATATTCTTTGAAATTTTTAAGGAAAATTGTGTATGATATTAATCTTTCGTTTAATATTGGTGATATAATAAAAGTTTTGTTATTTTTAACTTTAAGAATACTCGATGTTTTGTCCGCACCACCAACACCATTTAATAACGGTATATCATAACTTTCTAATTTGTAATTTTGTGGTAATAAATTATATA